ATTGAAGCAATTGAGACGCATAAATCGAGCTCAAACAGAAAAACTGAACAAATACAGAGGAGCTGTTGATTCTCTTCGTGAACAGTTGGAAAAGCTAAATTTATTTAGCGCAAAACTTTTGTTTGTTAACAAGTTGATGCAAAACAAAAACATTAATGAATCTCAACAGAGATCAATTATTAAAGTTCTTGATGAAGCTGAAACTTTGCAAGAAGCAAAATCTTTATACACTACATTAACTGATACTTTGGGTAAAAGTAATGCGAAGGCTAGAAAAACTCTTAGCGAGTCTGTGAGTGGTTCTTCAGCTAGACCAACAACTTCATCTCAAACATCAACAGGAAGCCAATTTGAACTTAATCGCTGGGAAAGATTGGCAGGTTTAGGTTATAAAAAATAAAAAACTGTATATTCAATAGGAGAATTAAAATGAGTAGATATACAACACTTCAAAATCTTACTGAAGGAATTACTGATAGAAATGTTGGTAATGAATCTAGTAGATTACAAGAAAAATGGGCCAGAACTGGTCTTTTACGCGGTCTTCAAGATCATGGTCGTGAATGCATGTCACGCCTTCTTGAAAACCAAGCAGCTCAAGCTTTGAGAGAAGCAAATACTCTTGGTGGAGACGGCGCTGGAAACATTAACGGTTTTACAAACATCGCTTTCCCAATCGTAAGAAGAGTATTTGGTGGTTTAGTTGGAAATGATTTGGTTTCTATGCAGCCAATGTCACTCCCATCAGGTCTTCTTTTCTATCTTGATTACACTTACGGTTCAGATGTAGGTGGAGATGATCTCTTTTCAGCAACACAAGATGGTGCTGGTGATAATGCAACATTCAATAGAGGGGATTCACTTTATGGATCACCAACTGGTAAAAATGTTAGAACAGGTGCAAACGCAACTGGTGGTATGTATGATCTCGCTGGATCAACTTTTACAAAAGTTCATACTGAATCAAAAGCATTTACTCCTTCTACAAGTGGTGTGATTACAACTTTGGGTGTAACTGGTTCACATGGAAAACTTCTTCAATTTGACCCACAAATTGTTAGAAAAATTACAAATGATGGCGAAGATTATTCAGCAGTTATTTTTCCGCTTTCTGAGCTTTCAGGTTCTGATCAAACCAACATCAAGTCTTTTGCACTCTTTTCAGGGTCTTCTGCAGCAATCTCAAATGTAACACCTCCAGCTTCAGATGTTCAACAAGGATCAGGTATTCTTAATGTTAGACGCTTGAACGAATTGGGTTCATGGGATGGAACTACTTTTACTCCTGACGGAATTAGTGGAGACTATGTTAAAGTTATTGTTAAAGGAACTGCATCTGGTATCACAGCAGGCACTGCTGTTGTCGGCCTTTCTGGTTCTTATGCAAAAAATGAAGCAGTTGCAGTTGGTGGAGACGGAACTGTTGGCTCAACAATTGTTGTTCCTTCTTTCGAATCAGACTTTGGATCAACTCCTCAGCCAATCATTCCTGAAATCGACATCAAAATCGAGTCAATCGCTGTTACAGCAACAACTCGTAAGTTGAGAGCTCGTTGGTCGCCAGAATTGGCACAAGATCTTAATGCATATCACTCAATGGATGCTGAAGTTGAATTGACTCAAATTCTTTCTGAGCAAATTGCATTGGAAATCGATCGTGAAATTCTTAATGACCTTCTTGTTGAAGCAAAAGGTGCTAACTTCTATTGGTCACGCTCACCTGGTAAATTTGTTAATAAGGTTACTGGTAACCCAGTTACACTTGCATCAACTTTGCACACAGGTCCTGCTTTCACTGGAACAATCAGAGAATGGTATGAGTCATTGACTGAAACTATTATTGATGTTGCAAATGAAATTCACAGAAAAACTCTTCGTGGTTCAGCAAACTTCTTGGTTGTTTCTCCTGAAGTTGCTACTATCTTTGAATCTTCATTGATGTATAAGCCAACTATCAAGATTGATGGACAAGGACAAGCTGCTAGTGAATTCTCAATTGGTGCTGAAGCTATTGGTTCTCTTTCTAACAGATTTACTGTTTATAAAGATCCTTACTTCCCACGCAATAAGATTCTTGTTGGTTACAAAGGTAACTCTTATTTGGAATCAGGGTATGTATATGCTCCTTATGTTCCTCTCATCGTTACTCCAACAATCTTTGCACCAGAAGATTTCACTCCAAGAAAAGGTGTGATGACTCGTTACGGAAAGAAAATGGTTCGCGCTGATTTCTACGGAACAGTTACATGCTTGGATATGGATGTAATCTAATCTGCATTGCTCGA